CCAGTGTTGTCTGCTTTTACATAATCTTCTGGATCAATAATAAAACATTGATGATCTGTCATTGATAAATTACGACAAGGAAAATATTTTTCTTTTCCTCGAATATTTAATAAAAGACCACAAGATTCCTTTGGATCTTCTCGTTGAGCATGAAGTAGTGCTTTATATTTCCAACTCATGCGTTAAATGTACCAATAGAAGGAAATATAGAACGAGTTGCCTGTCTTTTAGGCGCTCTAATTCCTGCAAGATCGAAAACAGCAGCTAATTCAAAAGTAACAATTTCTCTATTTTCTGCTGATTTTCTATCTATTTTGTAAATTTCCTGCGGAAACTCTGCTGTAGGATCTGGAGTTCCTAATGGATTACTACCTCCAGAAAAGTTGGCAGCATCAAGGTAACGTGCCAAAGTTCTAATTCTTGTAACTGTCGCTCCTGTCAGATCATTACCTGTAGTAGTAGCATTAACAGTTGCTAATATTGCAGAAATTGTTCCTATTGCATTACTGACAGTAAGGGTTGGTCTAGGTAGTTGTCCATTTTGATATGCAAAACCTTCAGCTTGTATTGGCATTTTTGTATATGTATTACCAGCCCAAATTATATTTGCGTTTGAATTGAGATTTGTACCAGCATGAAATCTATAGGTTGTATCAGATCCATGTAATGCTGTTGTGGTTACAAGTGTAAATAATTCAATTATTGCTGAAGGATTAATCTTTTGCAGATCAGTAATAATCGGAGCAGTACTCATGGTTCAAAAACTTGTCTAAATGTCGCAGTAACTGTTGCTCTATCTGCATAGTCTATACTTTCATTGTAACCAGGTTGTGCAACAAACTTATACGATGTTGATTCTCCTGGTGGGGTGTAATCAAAACTATCATTATCAACAGCCCTAGCATTTAGAAAATCCATAATAGTATCTGATTCTGTCAATGTAATATTTTTCCAAGTTAAATTATATTCTTTAGGGTTTTGATTTTCTGCTAGACCAAAAGTAATTCTATGCTCAAAACCATCAGCAAAACTTACGATACGAGTTTTAGGACTTTGTTTTTTTATTATAGGAAATGATGCTACAGGTGTAGCTGGAAAAGTTGCCATTATGCAAGTAATCCTCCTGGTCGTTTTTGTTTAATTAATTCTGATTGTATCGCAACTGAAATTACACGACCAAGTTCTCTACCACCTTGTTCACTTCCCTCAACAGATGAACCAGAAGCATCTACATTTACAACTATATTAGTAGCACCACCAGAAGCCTCAACCCCTAAATTACCAGAACGCCCACGTTTAAGAGGAAGTATAGCCTCCGCACCCGCCTCGCCCATTAATCCAAAATTTCCATAACCTCCAGATCCATAAGCAAAAATAGTAGGACTACTCACGATGCCGCCTTTTGCAAACTTTTTTAAACCTTTATCGTATACATTACCCTTTGCGTTGAAACTTGCCATTGTAACTTCACCTGTTCCAGTAGTAGTCTTTGTTACTCCAAAGCTTGGAAATATAGCACCAAGAATTGGTGCAATAATAGCTTGTCGTATGGCTATTCTTGTAATATCTGCAATTATTGATCTTGCCAAATCTGAAAAATTTAATTTTCCTGTGATAACAAAATTTACAAGTGCATTTTCCATCCCTTTAAATGCATTTACTGTTGCATCTTGTATTTGTTTATTCATATCACTAATACTTTGCACATAAGATTGCATACCAGCCTTCAAATTATCAAATGTAGACATACTTTTTTTAAGTTTTTTATCCTCGTTTTTAATAGTTTCCTCGTCGAGTCTATTTTGCTCTGCTTTCAAATCATTAAGGCGGCCTTGTGCAATTGCAAGTTGATTAAGTGCCTGTGCTTTTAAATTTCTGTTTCTAGGACTATCATCTAAACCACTTACTCTGTCAAAATTTTTCTGTGCTTTTGCAACAGCAGATTCTGCTTTTGATATAGCATTTTCTAAACCTATACCCATAAATTTTTTAAAAGCTGTTATTGCGTCATTTATAATTCCTACAATTTCTCCGAACACTGCTTGAAACTCTGCACCTATAGGTCTTAACAAATCACCTAAATTATCTTTTAAATTACTTATTTCTGTTTGTAATCTATCTCCTGCTGCTTCTGGTGCTTGTGCAAGAATTTTTGCATTCTCTCCATACTCATCAAATAATTTTTGACTAAATCCTAAGAAATCTTCTAATGTAACTTTTCCTTGCTCTAATGCTTTATCTAATTCAGCAGGTGTCTTACCCATTGATTCTGCAAACAATGTAAAAGCCCCAGGCAAGCGTTCACCAAGTTGTTGTCTGAGTTCTTCTGCCGATACCTTACCTTTAGAGAACACCTGTGACGTTGCTCGCATTGCAGATTTCATATCTTCCAAAGATCCACCAGTACCTCTAATACCAGAAGCAATAGCTAAGAATGACTCTTTTGCATCATCTACAGATAAACCAGCACCTTTAACAGAAGCAGTTAATGATGTAAATTGTCTGACAATTACATCTTGTGGTATCGCTAAATCTTTTGATGTTTTTGCTAAAAATGCCTGTGCTTTGTTGTACTGATTAGTATCACCTATAACTAGTCGTAATGCCTTTCTTTGCTTTTCTAAGGCAGCATCATATTGTGCAACTTCTGCTAATGCACCAGTAAATTGACCTACCTGTGCGCCAACAGCACCACCAACTAATGCACCAGGTGCGCCACCGACAAGGCCACCAATACTTGCACCAATTGCACCTTCTACCCCACCAAAAACACCAGCACCTGCTATTGCACCTCCTATCTGTGCCATACCTTTCAAACTACGACCTTTTTTTGATGTAGTATTTAATTTTCTTAATTTTCTTTCTAACTGTTCTGCTCTTGCTGTAGCAACCTTAAACTCTCTACTTCCTATTT